CAGGCACGCATGATCGTGTCGCGTTCCCCACACGCTTTACCTCCGCCGCATGGCAGGCAAAATATCCGAATCTCGATATTCGGCATAGCAATAATTTGACAGCAAATCGGTGGAGCCCCGATCTCTTCCGCGACAAGAGGAACTGTCAAGGATGGACAGAAACGACCGTGGATAAAATTGATGGGTGGGAAGAGATGGGTTCTATATCATGCTAAGTGTTATTATCCCAAGTCGCAGCCCACAGTATCTTCAACCGACGATTGATGATCTGTTGGAGAAAGCAGAAGGTCGGGTTGAAGTTATTGTCGTGATGGATGGTCAGTGGGCGGCGCTCAGAGACGATCCTCGTGTGATTATTCTACATCACGGGAGCGTGCATTCGTCTAAAGGGATGCGGGCGAGTATCAATGCGGGTGTGGCCATTTCAACGGGCACACACATCATGAAGATCGACGAGCATTGTAGCGTCGACCAAGGCTATGATGTCAAACTCAAAGCCGATTGTGAGGAGAACTGGGTTGTCATTCCGCGACGCTATCGACTGGACGTAGAGACGTGGACCTTAATTAAGGACGGGCGGCCGCCGATTGATTACATGTACATCGCCTATCCGTATGAGCGTAAGAACGATAGGACGTGCGGGCTGCATGGGGACGAATGGAAACGCCCCGAACGTGCGGATATCCTCATCGATGATACCATGTCTTGGCAGGGTTCCTGCTGGTTCATGCACCGCACGTATTGGGATTGGTTGATTGGGGAATTGGATGACGAGAACTACGGCACATTCACACAGGAAGCCCAAGAGATTGGTATGAAGGTGTGGCTGTCGGGTGGACGTCTTGTCGTCAACAAGAAGACATGGTATGCTCATTGGCACAAGGGCAGAAAGGGCAAGGGCTACGGGTTCTCCAATCGTCAATATCGCGAACACATGAAAGGCACCGAACAAGGGCGCCTCTACTGTATTGACTACTGGCTGAATGACCGGTGGGAACTGCGCACTCATGATTTTGAATGGCTGCTGAAGAAGTTCTGGCCTCTCCCAACATGGAAAGATACCTGGCGCGATGATATTATCCGCGACAGTAAGCAGGAAGACCCGGAGGTTATCGCCAAAGGATCGGCGTGGATTAATAAATTCGATAAGAATGTGGCGATACAAGCCCGACGCGACGCGGCGAAAGAAAAATAAGAATGCCGATTATTGGGCATGGAGACATCGCAAGTGTTCTGACTGACCGAGAAGACCGAATCTTCTTTGCGAGTGGTGTATCGAATAGTCAAGAGACACGCGGGAGTGAGTATGCGAGAGAGAAGACGCTACTGCTACAACAGGAGAAAATTCGGCATCTTGTCTATTTCAGTTCGTTGAGTATTTTTTATTCTGATACGCGCTACGCGCAGCACAAACTGGAAATGGAAACGCTAGTCAAAGCGAACTTTCCCCGATATGCTATTATTCGATTGGGGAACATCACGTGGGGCACAAACCCCCATACCATCATTAATAGTTTCCGTGCGCAAATTCGAAAGAACGAACCCTTGGTCGTTCGGGATGCCTATCGGTATGTGGTAGACAAGAGCGAGTTTCTCTATTGGGTGTCTATGATCCCGTCGTGGCCCTGTGAGATAAGTATTACTGGCCAGCGGTTGTCTATTGAGCAGATTGTAAAAAAATATGGATACGAATGAATATTTACTGAACGCCCTCCGGGGTCAGCCGGTAGTGACGAAAACCAACCCGACCGGGCTTCCGATAAGTCGCTCCCGACACGCACCTATTGACGCGCCACTTACGGATCGCGATGGCTTGTCGGCTGTCTTTCGTGATTTAGGATTTACCTCTGGCGCAGAAATCGGCGTCGAAGAGGGCGTCTTCTCTGAAAGTCTGCTGAAAGACAATCCCGGTTGTAAGCTCTATGCGGTTGATGCGTGGAAGGCCTATCGCGGCTATCGGGACCATACGCGACAGAAGAAACTAGATCGTTTTTACGAAAACACTAAAACTCGACTGGCCTCATACAACGTGGAAATCATACGGAAGTTCAGCATGGATGCGGTCGAGGATTTTGCTGATCGCTCGTTGGACTTTGTGTATATCGACGGCAATCATGACTTCTACCATTGCACCAATGACATATGTTTGTGGTCGAAGAAAGTGAAGATCGGTGGAATTATCGCGGGGCACGATTACGTGCGATATAATCACAAGAAGAGTACCACGTGTCACGTGGTTGATGTCGTCAATGCGTACACTCGCGCGATGGACATCCGCCCGTGGTTTTTGCTCGGCACCCAAGACCGCACGTATGTCTGGGCCAACCCCTAAACGAACATCTAAATAGAGATACCTATGGCTTTAGTTACTCCTCTCTTAACCACTGACACTTTCCGTACGTGGCTGGCGACTACCAATACTGTTATTGGTTTCCTCAATAGCAATACGGTCGTTGCGACAGTGAATGCTGTCGGGGCATTTTCTGTCGGCAATACCACACATACGAATACGAGCCTGACAATCTATCACTCGGCGGGAGGGTCGACCCTCGCAAACTCAACTGGTCTGTTTCTCGCCGGCAATACGACGTTTAGTGGATTGAATTTCACCGCAAACGCGACGAGCAATGTATTCACGGTGTCCAGCAATACGACACTGTTGGAGTCGCCGGGTGGGACTACGATCAACTCTAACGTAGTGGCGAGTAAAACGATGACCGTGACTGGTGCGCTGGCCGGCAGCAATACCTTCGCACTGACAGGAGCGGCGACCCTTAGTGGGAATGTCTCTGTCGTGAGTGCCTCACATCTCACCGCGGCCAATACGGTGTATGCGAAGTCGGTGCTGTTCAGCCAAGCGGGCGCGGTTGTGTCTGGCGTGGTGTCCGCAGTCAGCACTGACAATTATACCATCACTGGCTTAGCCGACGCCTCGGTCTTAATAATCAATCCAGACACACGGAACATCGATCTGACGGGCTTGACGGCGCCCACAAATCTGACCACCTTGGTGAGTGGAGGTAACGGCGCGAAGATACTCTACCTACAGAATTCTGGAGGCACCTACAAGATTACCTTAAAGGATAGGAATATCTCATCCACAGCGACGAATCGGTTCGTGGGGGTGGGCAATGCAGATGTTATTATTCCTTCTGGTGGCTCCGTGACTCTGCTGTATACCGTTGCGGAATCTCGATGGAGGGTTCTCGCACAAGTCGAAGCGCACGTTACTCGCACACAGATTGCTACAAATGTTGCCACAGTAACGCCAAATGCGGACGAGAATGACCTCGTAACGGCGACTAGTCAGAGTCAGGGACTGACCATAGCCAATCCCTCTCCGGCGGCGACAGTGGTGGATGGACAGAAATTAATTATCCGTATCAAAGATGCTGGTTATGTGCAGGCCCTGTCCTGGGGAACTCAATATCGCGCAATCCAGTCATCGTTGCCAGGCTATACCGTCGCACTCAAGACACTATATCTGGGCTTTATCTATAACGCTGCCGACACAAAATGGGACCTGGTCGCGAATGCGCAGGAAGCCTAACGTGCGACAACCCCCCGCAGTACGTATCAATGATGAGTGAACGGAGTAAACCATGCCAGTAGCCGCGCCGACCTTGACAGTCTTATCACCTGCTCGGGGTGAGTTGGAATCGACGGTGGCGCTAACACTAACCGGCGTGAATTATACATCGGTTGGCTCCCTCGACGCGGAGGCAGGCCTCGATGTCGCCTGTAGCGGCGCGGGCGTGTCGGTGACGAATGTGACGGCGGTGAGTGACACCAAAGTGACCTGCGATCTTGTGATTGCATCAGACGCACCCATCGGCTTGAGATATATCACGATATTGCATGATGGTGGTGATTCGGGTGGAGCGGTCTCAGAAATCGGCGACACGCTGCCTTGGACATTCGGCCAGACACTGCCATTCACAATCGGTTATCCGTCAGACTTTTTGGTGTTCTTCGGCTAACCTAAATACTAATAGTCATGGCCACTCCAACATCTCGCAACGATTTCAAAGAATACTGCCTGCGGGCACTCGGCAAGCCCGTCATCCAAATCAATGTGGATGACGACCAGCTAGAGGACCGTCTGGATGAAGCCCTCTATGTGTATCAACAGTTCCATTACGATGCTATCGTCAAGACGTTTATGAACCACGAGATTACCGCCAGCACGATGCGGTTCGCGTCAGCTACGACGGGTACTTTCAACGACGGTGAAGTCATCGTAGGCGGGACATCGAACACCTACGGCGAGATGGTCTCGACGAGCAACACCACGATGATCAAGTTCTTTACAACGACACAATCCAACACCAGTGTCGTCGCCGGCGACAGCTATAGTGATACCGCGAAGCGGACGTTCATTGACGGAGAAGTTATTACTGGGCAGACATCCGGTGCGAACGGCACGATGTTTACCGCGAACGCGACGACCAATGCCATTTCGTTCGGCGATATGGACAACAAGTGGTTCAGTGTCGACGAATCGGTGATTGGTATTACGCGCGTGTTTCTCCCGTATGAAGGCGGCGGCGGGCACTCGGAGGATATTCTATTCAATCCGCAAGCCCAGTTCAATATGAGTCTGATGAGTACCTTCAATCAGGGGTCGATCATTCCATATGTAATGGGGCGTCAATACCTACAGTTGATGAACGATACCTTCCGCGGCCGGCCGAGTATTCGATGGTCGCGGCATATGAATCGGTTATTCGTGGATGTCAATTGGCAAACGCAATTCGAGCCGGGAATGTGGATTGTGATGGAGGCGACACGCACCATTGACCCCGATACCTTTACGGATGTTTGGAGCGACCGTTGGTTACAACGATTTGCGGTTGCGCTCATCAAACGTCAGTGGGGGATGAACCTGAGTAAATATGGCGGCATCGCGTTACCTGGCGGTGTCACATTAGATGGAAGAGCGATTCTCTCCGAGGCCAATCAGGAGATCAAAGACCTAGAACTAGAAGTGCAGGAGACTTATCAAGAACCTGTCTCGTTTATTGTGGGTTGATTATGGCCGTCAATCGCTACTTCAACCAGACAGCGTTTGCGTCGGAACAGGACCTTGTACAGGACTTGATCGACGAGAGCATTCAAATCTACGGGCACGATGTCCATTATATTCCTCGTGATGCGGCGAATATGGATACGTTCCTTGGTGAAGACCCGATGGCGGCCTTCACGACGACCTACCCCATCGAGATGTATCTCAAGACGTTGGAATCCTTTCAAGGGCAATCCGAGTTCATCAGCAAGTTCGGATTACACATCGAAGACCAAGCAACCTTCCTCGTTTCGACACGGCGCTTCGACAGTGCGGTCGTAGATGCGGTTGACGCCGCACTGACAGTGATCTCACGTCCGCGAGAAGCAGACCTTATCTATATTGAGATGAACGAGGACCATCGATATTTGTTTGAGATCAAATTCGTAGAAGACAAGGAACATCTCTTTCAGTTAGGAAAACTCTATACCTACGAGCTACGTTGCGAACTGATGAACTTCACGAACGAGAAGGTCAATACGAATGTGGATGACATCGACGCGGTTGCGCAGCGTGAAGCCTATACCATCAACATCACGATGGACGCGGGCGGCACCGGCACGTATATCGTAGGCGAATCTGTGTATCAAGGGAACACCACATTGGCCGCAGCGACTGTGTCCGCAGAGGTGTATGAGTGGACCGCATCGACGCGGGTGCTTGGAATACAACGTGTAGTAGGCGCTTTCGCAGGCAGCACAGTGGTCAAAGGGGATACCAGCGCCGCACAATGGACCACAGTGACGGCCGCAGCCGAGACAGCACCAACCATTCACGACCCACTCTCGGATAATGAATTCCTACAAGGGAATCCCTTGAGTGTGGTGAAGTCTCGTGGCACGCATATGTTAGAAGACTAATGGATACGCATTTCAAACATCTCTTGTTGCGGCGCTATCTCCTGTCATTTGGATCGTTGTTTGACAACATCACATTGACACGGGAAGATACCGCTGGCGATGAAGTCTATCGACAGATCGTGCCGATAGAGTATGGGCCAAAGGAACGCTGGCTCACACGATTCACGCAAGACCCCGACCTCCTACGTGGTGTCGGGCAGGTCGTCCCGCGTCTCTCCTACGAGATGTCTGGGATATCCTACGACCCCACCCGCAAACTCAACACTCTGAGGAAACTAACCTACGCTGCGGCATCACCAGATGATCGTGCGCGTCTATATGTCGGGACACCGTATACTCTGACCGTCGGTCTGTCCATCCTTACGAAACTGCAACAGGACGGCATGCAGATCGTGGAACAGATTCTGCCCTACTTCACGCCAAATTATACGATTGCGATGGAACCGCTGGCGAACTATCCCCAGTTGGTGGATGTTGTGCCTGTTATCCTACAAAGCATATCCCAGACGGATAACTACGAGGGCAGTTTTGAGACACGTCGTATCATTGTGTGGGATTTAGAATTCTCAATGAAGGTATATTTTTACGGGCCGGTCAAAGATAAAACCCGTATTAAAAAAGTCATTGTCGATCTGTATAATTCAAGTAGCGACGACCTAGCTGCGCCGCCGGCAGATGCATCACCACAGGTTGCGATTACCGTGGTGCCGTCGGTGTCCGTGTCAGCCTCCGCCAGTCCGTCATCTGAAGAGACATCCGTGATCAGTG